AGCCGCTGACTTTGAAAAAGATGGTTATGCCACTCAAAAGGCAATTATCCTATCTAAAGCAATGCGTAAAATTACTAACTTAATTGGTAAAGAAAGAATACTTTTAGTGTTTACAAACCAATTAAGACAAAAATTAGGTGCAATGCCATTTGCTGATCAATATACAACCTCAGGTGGTAAAGCTTTACAATTTCATGCATCAGTTAGATTAAGACTTAAACAAGTTGGAAAACTTAAAGAAAAGATCAATGGAGTAGATGAAGTTGTAGGTTCCGAAGTTGAAGCTATAGTAGTTAAAAATAGAATGGGTCCACCAAACAGAAAAGTTCGATACAATGTTTTTTACAGACAAGGTATAGACAATTATGGTGGTTGGCTTAAACTAATGAAAAACTATAAAGTAGTTAAACAATCAGGTCCCATTTGTAAGTATATAGACACTGAAACAGGTGAAATTTTATCCTTTTCGGGTAAAGATTTAGAAAAATTGTGTAAAGAAAGACCTGAAATTAAGGAGGCTATGTATAGAGACACTTGTGACACTTACATCATGAAATATCAACATGAAGAATCCCAAGAGTTAGATCCAGACATTGAAATTGATGAAAGTGGATTATAATGGGAGATATATTTAGTTTATTAGATAACATTCAAAAGGAAGACTCTATAAATGTTAATAATAGAGTATTAATAGTAGATGGGTTAAACCTCTACTTAAGAGCATTTGCCGTAAATGGAGCATTAAATGATAATGGTGTTCCTGTAGGTGGATTAACTGGTTTTTTAAGATCATTAGCTTATGCCATTAGGGAAACAAACCCCACAAGAGTAATTATAGCATATGATGGTTCAGGTGGAAGTCAACGTAGAAGAAAACTATGTCCTGATTACAAAGCCAATAGAAAACCAGGTAAACGAATTACAAGATGGGATGCATTTAAAAATGCAACTGAAGAAAAAGATGCAATGAAAATTCAGTTTTCACGTCTAGTAGAATATCTATCGTTTCTTCCTATTAATGTTATATCAATAGATAAAATTGAAGCTGATGACACAATAGCTTACATTACAAATGAATTAGTAAAAGAAGAAGTTATAATAATGTCAGCAGACCAAGACTTCCTACAGTTAGTTAATGACAGAGTAACTGTATGGAGTCCAATTAAAAAGAAGTTTTACACACCCCAGTTAGTAATGAAAGATTATGGTGTACCGGCTCACAATTTTTTAATGTATAAAGTTTTAATGGGCGATAAGTCCGACAACCTTGAAGGAGTAAAAGGATTAGGTCCTAAGAAACTTCCTAAAATAGTTCCAGATCTACTTACTCAGA